CGAGACGCGATCGGAAGCTTCGCTGAGATCCAGCGTCGCGAGGTTCCCTGTAAGGGACCCTTTCCGTGCCATAGACCTGTTAGGGTCTTGGTCCGAGAATCCGATGATCCACCTGTAGGGGTTTGTCTTCCCCTCCAGGTGAGATACAAGAGACTCAGCTACGGCCTGCTGCGCATATTGCATCGCAGTAGGCTCAATAGCTATGACTCGAGGCGTCTTGAGCGTCTTTGGAACGGTGACGACCCTTACGGGCCGTTCCGCTCCAGGTTCGAGGACGTCCACATGGTCGAAGTCCTGGTATGCCCGCGCAGAAGGTGCAACAAAGCCCTCCAGAAACGGAAACCAGTCTTCAAGCCTTGAAGTCCACTCCCGTTGGTCATACTTACGGTTTCCCGTAAGACCATCGGCAGTGACTCCAGGCCCATGCTTTGGGACCAACCTGCCCTCGTAGACATCCATGTCTACGGCTGTCAGGACAGGGGCCCAAAGGAGCCGACCAACTCTCTGAAACTGAGCAAGCTCAGCTTCAGAAAGCGATTTGTCGGTCTCTCGGACGTCCTGCTCACACCTGATGAACTGAGTAATTGCCGCCCTGGTTCGCTCTCCCGAGCACTCCAGGTTAATCTTCGCGAACATCAGAGTAATCTGACGTATCGCTTGGATTGCGTCAACACTCGGGTCATCAAGCAGACGACCAGAAGCACGGTCGAACACAAGATCGAGAAAACCTCCTAAGAATAGGGGGAGCTCTCCTCCTCGCTTGGTTCTTGCGAACCCAGTGAAGAGACGACGATCTGCAAACCCTTGGTCAAGGCCTTTTTCGAGGTCTTTTCCAAAGGTCGGCAAGGTTATCGTTAAAAACGATAACCCTTCGTGTTCGACACGACGCTCGATCTCTTTAAGATCGAGCGCGGTGCTCACGCCACACCAGGTCCCTCTATCAAGAAGGACCTCCTGCAGAAGACACATGAGGCTTTTCATGGCCCCCCTATCTGATGGTAGGGTGAGTCATCCCGAGCCTCGCTCGTGTCGACCTGATTGGTCACCCCTAGGGAATCTCCCTAGGGCCAGACCCGGCATATGCCTCTCGGCAATTGCTTACGACTCACCACCAAGAAGCTTGGTGGTGTTCGCACCGGAGGACGCAGTCATCCACGCAGTCAAGGCGTCGACGATCTGCTTCTGCTCCACGATCGTGAACCCGGTACTCGGAACGTCCGCCACGATGTAAGCACTCATCGTGTACGGAACGTTCTGAGCCGGGAACAGCGGATCGGCAGCAGTCTTCCGGAAGTCAACGCGTGCCGTTCGTCGAGTCCGCTTTCCATAAGCGGACGAAACGGACAGCTTCAGACTGCCGTCGTCCTTTGAATAGACGGCGCCATTCTGATTCGTCGTAATACGCGGAAGCGTATTAGCGACAGCGTTGACAGTCAGGGACTGGGGATCGGTGAGCAAGGCATGACTCCAGCAGGTTCTCCACGTCGACCACTGGTTGTGGTTCGATCGTGGTTGGTACGGATTCCGGCATGAATAGAGGCAGTAGCGTAGCTACTGTCCCTACCACTCCGGCGGCCATGAACCACAGATAACACCCATAGGGTGCACTCTGTGCGACAGGTTCGGTTACAACCGAGTTACTGTCACCGAGGATGCGATCAAATCGCTTCCAGGGGTTCACAGCAACTTCCCACCCTTAGATAAACCAAGGGCGGAAAGGATGGCCCACTGACGCGCCGTAAACGACACGTCAGGATCCAGGCCAAACCCGTAAGGGGTCGCCTTCACTCGCTTTTTGACCTTTGTAACAAAGGTCTGAGTGAAGGGCCCGGGGGGACCGCCCTTAAGGCGGCACCCCTCGAGCAGGTAGGTGTCACGTATTGTGTATGTACACATTACGTAACCCCACCTCATGACAAGGCTGTCACTCGCAAACGCGGCCATGTTATGTGCAACATCACCGGCATTTCCGAACCAATCGGCAGCCCAACTCCAGGGGGTAAGCTCCCAGAGGGTTTCGACACTAGGTCGAATCCCGTACAGCCTGTTTAAGCGCTGTACTGCAGCACTCATCTTATCTACGGATCTATCTCCGTCCTGATAAAGATAAGTGTATGCACCTGAGAACCAATACTCGTAAGTTTCCTCACGAGTCTTGGTAAGCTTCCCCGGATACGTGGCATATGCGTTTGGGGTAGCCAGGCGTAAGCCTGGCGTCCCATACGATGACGCCTGTACAACTACAGGGTCTGTCACGTATCGCTCGACAGGAAAGGTGTAGCGTCGCCTAATAAGGCGACCAGAGTCGCGCTTAAGCTGCGCGACAATCTTATCAGATTGTCGCGCAGCCTCTCCAAATTTCTGGAGATCATTGATGAGTGGTTGAATCCCAAACACGCCATTAAGGTACTCGTCACCAAGTGACGAAGGACCCTTGTGGCCGATGAGATTCTTCCCCGGAACGGACGGAAGTCCCTCCCGGAGCTCACCAATGAACTGCGCAGCTCCAGCTACTGGATTCGTAGGAATCGTCCGAGCTATCGCCGTAGTTCCTTTCTGGATCATCTTGAAAAGAAGATCCGAATCGGAGTACGACGGGAAGTTGGACGATGTTGGTCCTACGTTGTGTTCCCTAGCAACCCAGGGACCACGATATTGGTACCGGTAAATGCCAGAAGTAATATCGAGATCAACCATCGGAAGATGATTGTGCTCGACATACTTCTTGACATTGGTAAAACCACCGGTGCCAAGATCCATTCTCGAAAGCTTCTCTTCCGAAGGTAGCTGATAGCCCATTTTCTGGGCTTTCCGCTTTAACCTCTGGAAGTTAAGCCAATTCGAGCCTCTCCTGGAGACTGTCGTCTCCTCCCCTACAATTCCGTACGGATAGAACGTCGGTGAAGATGACGTTCCCTGTACGGTCAAGATCGAGGACCCGCTACCTTTTGGTACGGCAACGAGTTCTCGTTTCTTGATGAGGGGGTCGTTGATGGACATTCTGGAGTTCTCCTCGCAGGTGAAACGGTAGGACGTGCCCGGGTAGGGAATACCCGGGGTAGCGCCCTCCGTAGAAGACGGCCACACGATTGGAAACCGTGTGGTCCGTGGTGTGAGACACCGGGGGCCCCCCTTACAGGGGGC